GTCATCAAGGTAATCATTGACTTGATCCATCGTGCATTTGCGAACAAACACGTTTTCGGAGAAGTGATTACCAGGTTCAAAGAATCTAAATGTTCCTTCTGCCTTTGGTAGGTCTGGATGGGAAAACAAATAGTTTTCTGCTGGATGTTGGAAGTCAAATACAATGATGACCTTCTTCTCAAAGAAACCCATCAAGTCCATTCCAAAGCAGGGTAGATTCTCACCAGTCTTTGGATAGATGATGTTGTTGTATATGCAGGACTTCTCATCCCAAATCTCAACTTCTCTGGACTTGATAATGTATTTGCTGTTGTAGAGTTTGGCGGAAAGGGAAGTATTGTTTTCTTCCCAGTCTGCCCAATCTCCGATGTTTTCTAGGTCAGGAAAGGTCTCCCACAGTATTTTCTTGTATCCCATCCACAGGGAGTTGGAAGTCGGCGTCAACTTTGTCATACAGTTCAAGGAATGCTTGCTTGGTTTCGTCGTCAAATCGATTTACACAGACTTGGATTGCTTTTGCCTTATCACCAAAGATATTGTATGCCTTTACAATATGAACCAGGCGGCGAGTGCTGATGATTTCTTCAATACCACCATCGTAGAAGGTCTTGCGGATAATGTCTGCCCAATCAGAAAGACGCTTGCAGAAGTTTTCATCCTCACAGAGTTTGTTAAGGATCTTGGTTTCAATGGAAGCAGTAGGATACTCTTGCTCAAAGGTCACAGGGAATCGCTCAAGAAAAGCTTCGTTGAGCACGTTAGTTCCAATGAATCGTCCATCATCAGAACCCTTACCTTTAGTATTGGCAGTAGCAATGACGTTGAATCCAGGAGAAGGTTTCACAAAACGACCAATCTTCTTCAGGAAGACACCTTTTCCTTCGAGGATAGATTGAAGGCAAAGAATCTTGTTGGAAGCCAAGTCAATCTCGTCAAGCAGTAGAATCGCACCGCGCTCCAAGGCTTCGATGACTGGACCATTGTGCCAAACGGTTTCACCATTGACGAGACGGAATCCACCAATGAGATCATCTTCATCTGTTTCAATAGTAATGTTTACACGAATGAGTTCCCGACCCAAAGATGCACACGCTTGCTCAACGGAGAACGTTTTGCCATTTCCAGAGAGACCAGTAATGAACGATGGATAAAAAACACGGGACTCAATAATTTTTTTAATATCACTGAAATTACCAAACTTGACGAAGGTATCATCTTTAGAAGGAATGAGGTTTTGTTCGATTACAGGCATAGCAGGAGGTGCCTGATATGTCTTTTCCAGTTTTTCCTGGACAGTCAGGTTCCACTTGCCACGACCAACTTTGCAATCAGCAAGTTTGTTGGAAATGGTTTGATAGTTAGCACCATTCATTGCACACCAGGCACGAATGTCAGCACTAGTCACAGATTCTCCATAGGTCTCCTGAAGAGAAGAACGAATTTGATCAGCGGAGAAAGTCATTGTGTTGGGTTGTTTGTTTCAACTGAAGTAATTATACAAGAAAAAAGGGGGTCCGAAGACCCCCTGTGGACAGTTGCAAAACTGGATCAACCGTCATTAGTTTCCAGTTGTTCCAATTCCTTGATCAGAGCCTTCTTGCTATGACGCTTGTCAAGCTCAACACCAAGCTCCCTTCCATATGCCTCCAACTCATTTTTGCTGAGTTCTTCGAGAGCAACCTTTTCTGCAGTTTCTTCTGCTACAGGTGATTCTTCTACAACGGGTTCAGGAGCAGGTGCTGCCTCAACCTTAGGTGCAGGGGAAGAAACTCCTCTAATTAAATCTCCGAACTTACTCATTGGTCTATCAATAGTTTCTTTTATTTATTAAAAAAGGAGGTCTTACGACCTCCAAATAATTAATCAAGACCTTTGACTCCTGATCTCTTATCAGCATAATAATCTCTAAGAGATCTGGTGAACTTCGGATCACCTGGTCTGTAGTTCAAACTATCAACTGGTTGTGGTGGTGCCCATTCAGGTCTACCAAGTTCTCTATTTCTTGCTCTAACTTGAGCAGCTGCTTCGCGGGCATTACGATCACCAACAGCACGAGGATCAAGATTGTTCAATCTATTTCTTTCTCTCGTAGCAGCGCGAGCAGTATCATTAGCATTTAATCTAGTAGATTGTTGATTGAGTCTTTGCAAGGACTGATGTGCCTTATTTTGATGAAGTCTCAATGCTGCAATGTTTCCAGATCCAATTGTTGATGCTGCAGGTGTTCTACCAAACATTCTACCAACTTTATTAACTAGACCCTTAACTACAGGAATTTTATTTGCCTGCTTAAGAGCAGCAGCACCAAGAGATTTCCAGAATTCTTGAAGTTGTTCTTCATTTAAGTTCGCCATCATATACATAGTGTCTTCTTCACTATATCCTTCTTCAAGGAATTCGGCTTTAACAATATCAAAAAGATCTACAGAATTTGTTTGAAGTTTAGATCTGTTTAATGAATTTTTTCCTTTCAGGTCATTTGCAGCAGTATCAGTATTAGATTTAACTGTTGGTGTAGTAGTTGTGCTAATTGCAGTCCTAACTCGATCAATCTCATTCTTCAAACTAGCACCCTGAACTGTATCAGAACCTGTTGGAGACTTACCAGCGTAATTAGTATTGTATCTTTGGTTAAGTCTTTGTACTTCAGCTGGAGGTTGTTTAGACATGAAATCAATCTGAGATTGACTTACACCTGGTTTATCTTGAAAAGATTGATTTAGTTTGTTTTGTATGTCCCCACCTTGTGAATTTGGAGTTGGGGTTGTTGGTTTTGCTATGGAAGTTGCAGCTTTAAGTCCTGCTTCTCCACCACCTGCTTTTTTTGCTGCTGCAAGTTCTGCAGAAGTCGGAGTTCTTCTTTCAAATTTTGTTCCACCAGCGGTGGTTGCAGTTGCTGGTTTGAAAATTGCTTTATTAGCCTCTTTTCCAAACTGTTCGGCAGATTGGCGTTCTTTAGGATCCTTTGAAGATCTCAAACGCTGATACTCAGTATTAATCTGAGCCTTTGTCATCTGCTTACCACCAACAGTATAAGTTTTTGCTGCTGGTGCTGGTGCTGGTTTTTCTCTTACTGGTTGTCTTACTGGTTCGGTTTTTTTAAGTGGTTCTCCCATATCATCTTTGGTGGGATCAATGCGCTTGGTTTCTACTCCACTAGCACCAACATATTGAAGATTTGGTTTGAACTCTGGTTGATCAGGAACCCAAGAACCCTTACCTTCCTTATCAATCACCCACTTAACTCTCATACCACCCTTTACAGCAGTCTGAAACTCTTTGCGGGATCCGCCACCAGGAAGATTTGTATATCTTTCACCCTCTTTGTTCCTTTTTACCTGCTCATTAAGATTTTCAACAGCAGGTTTAGTATAAACTTGAGCGTAAGCCTCCATCAGAGACTTTGCCTGATTACCAGTAATTCTGTCCATGAATCAGTTCTCCGTGATTGTCTCAAACCACTGCTCACTCATACCACTAATAATCGAATCTGCAGATTCTACGTCGGTAGCATAACCTTCCTCAATGAGGTGCGTTACTACCTTTTCATAGATCTCTTTTGTTTCTTTTAATTTCTTTGGGGAAGGTCTCATTGCTATACAGTTTTTCTATAATCTTATTTATTCAAGCGATTAGTTCAATAAACTCCCCAAGAACTTTCTTATTCATCTTCTTGTTACGAAGACTCTTAACAAATGCACTTTTGATCTGAGTCTTAGTTGCATCATCAGCAACTTCAAACTCACTGTCCTGTGCAAGAGCATTGGCAGACAAACCAAAGTAAGTAGTATATCCAGAAGACTTAATAGAAAATGCTTTTTGCTTTTTCCAAGCGGTCATAGTTTTATCATGTGTTTCTCCATAGTATCCACAATAACGACGAATAAAGGATCCAGCATCACGAGATTCGAGAACACGAATGCCAATAAAGTTAATATCCTTGAAAGTATCTTTCAGGTTACGGAGAAGAATATCAGTAAACTCATACCACTCACAATCACAAGAATAAGTATTTCCAGTTTTGCGATCACGAATAAAGGCATTAGGACCAATGTGAGAAGTTCCCATAAAAGGATCATCTTCCCAGCGACGGTGTACTTCGCGGTGATACTTGGGAGCACATGCTTCACCGTCAGTCAAAACTACACACTGAACCTTTTGAAGTTTGTTCTCTTGCTTAAAGATAGGAAGAATCTGGTGAAGAGAGATCAGTGCCTCATTCAATGGAGTGCCAGAAAGACTCATTCCAACAGGAACTTTGATAGAGGAATAGTGGTTGAAGGTATACGCGATTCGGAAAATATTCTTCATTTGATTTTCCAGCGTTTTGAGATTCACTTTGCTGGTAAGAAGATTCATCATTGAGAACCATTCACCAACCTGCACCAAACCGTCACGCTTGGTATAAGAAAGTTCCCGAAGAGTTGCTTTGCAGTTCTCGTCATAAGAAACCAGAGGATAATCGCTGGTAAAAGCGTAAACGTCAAAAGGAATATTAGTTTTCTTACAGAACCAAACAAGGTTGAAGAGTTGCTTCACAGTATCAAGCATTACCTGCCCCATTGAACCACTCCAATCCAGAACAAACACCAGACCATGGTTCTTGCCGTCAGCAAGGGTAGTGACTTTCTTGAAGAGATCTTCGTTGTATTTGTAGGTATGAAGTTTGGTGCAGTCCAGAACACCAGTGCGAGCAGTAGTAGCACGGGCATAAGAGTCTGCTGCCTTTTTACACTCAAACTCTTTGACCAGATAGTTTACTTCCTTCTGAGCAGAACGCTTGAACTCCACAAACATACGGTCAACTGCATGAAAGTTTTCTGGTTCAGAGTCACTCCACTGAGAATCACAATTCTCATGAATCTCCGCATTGGAGACAATCACTTTCTTCAAATCAACTTTTGGAAGTTCCAGATATACATTCTCCTGAGCAGATTGATTCACCAATTCTTTAAGTGCCTCTTCCAATGAATCAACGGTCTTAACCTCAGGTTCTTCATTGTGCTCACCACCACTCTGAGATTGAGTTTTCTCAGGACCACTTTCTGCGGTTCCACCATAAGATTCAGTTTCACCAGGTTGTTCCTGCTCACCTTCACCTTCTTCTTGAAAATCAGAGGCAGGTGCAGATTGCTCACTAGAACCAGACATTTCCAGTTCATCAAGTTGAGTTTTGATTTCTTCTTCTTGCTTTTTCTTACAATACTTGTAGAGAACCTTTGCTGCTTCCAAAACCCCATCAAAGGTCTCAGTATCACCAATCATATTGATAATATCAGTCTCTTCACCACGTTCGATAGGAATAGTAATATAGTTACCAATCTTGAACCACAGATTAGTGCGGTCTGCAAGATTATAA